AAAGAGACAAAAGAACTTCCGTCATACTTCTCTACTCGGTTAGTGTCCTTGAGATAGGTAAGCATCCCTTCGGCAAGAACTCCGGATAGTTGAGTTGTTCTGTCGTCTGCATCGTCAAAGACCATGACAGACTGCCTCATGACTAAGTCCATCTGGTCAGCGGTTAGAACTTGACCGCTAGTAAAATCTATAAATCCCATATTAGAATCCTAAAACACTTTCTGAATCAAGCTTACCAAACGCTTGGTCATCTAATACTATCAAAGCTCCCTGCGTTGACTGAAGACCTATCTGAATGACTTCGCTTGTTGGGGATACTGTGGAGCTAATAGAAATGACTTCCCCGAATCTTTCAATAGCTGGAGGTATATCGTTGGGAGTAAACTTTACTTCAACAAAATCGCCAAGCTCTAAAGCAACCATTTCGGCTCTTTGGCTAGGGCTTAGGTTAGCGAGATCAACTTCTAAAACTTCAAACCTAAATTCCGGTGCGTCAAACTTTCTTACCAAGAAGTCCGCCAACTGCTCCATCTGAGTGACGGAGTTCAAGACGGTGTTTCTTGTTACATCTCGCTTACCGTAAAGGTTGATTGAAGTTTCACTTGTTGCTTCGACCTGGGTTTCCGAATTAGAAACAATGATTTCATTGAATAATAATTCAGTTCCAAAAATTACCGACACGATTGTGTAAGGAATACCTGTTCCGTCATCCGATAGAAAAGGTTTATTCGCTAAGAAGCTAGCGTTTCGCTCGATGAATTTTACATCTCCAGACTTGGAAATAAAGACACCGCTCGGCTCGCTTGTTGCTACTGTTTGAAGATAGTCAAGAATAATCGTTCCATCTGGAACTGGGTTTTCTTCAACTATGGCTAACCCGTTGTCAATGTCTCTCTTATCATCTGGCCAACCTATGTTATTCAATGCTGAATCTATGGCTTGACCTGTTCTTACATCACCGCCTAACAAGCCTTCAGTGCCGCCTAGAACGCCCTGAAATAAGTCGTCAAGTAGAAACACAGGGCCAGAGCTTCCTGGCGTAAATCCCTCTAATCTAATGTTTGCAAGGTTAGCGATTCCGTCAAAGGCTTGCGCTGTCGCTACTGAGTTTCCACCTGCGTCATAAGAGATGTTCCAGTCGTCAATAGTTCCCTCGTACTGAACTACATCGTCAAGGCTAATTCGGATCTGCCTTCTAGGTTCAATCTGCCCTGCAAAGGGGGAGTCTTCAAAAGTCGGGTCGAAAGCTCTGCTGTTGTTGTTGAAGGTTACTGAACCTTGACCTGCTTGAAACCTATCAAGCTCCCTTGATTTTCCTCGGTTGAAGTTGAATCCGCTAACAAAATCGGTCACGTCAATAAGGATTTGACCACCGCCAAGAACTCCTTGAGAGTTTCCCAACACTCCAAGCTCTGCATCGTTCAGCCGAAAGAACGGAGCAGAAGCCCCGGCAGAAGTAAATCCAAGTTCAACCTTTACACTCATGCCGTTGCAAATACTTTCCCGTTTGTTGATTCGTATCTTCTGATAGCGTTTACAACTTCACGACCTACGGCTACCGGGTCACTACCGACTCCCGTGTTGACTGTGATGCTTATGTTTGAACCTGCTGAAGATGTTGCGTTAGCAGAATCGAAGTCCCCAAGTGAAGGGGGTCTGTTAGGCTCTATGGCGTTCTCTGAGGCGATTTTGACCTTGCTTGACATATCTAGTGAAGCTCCAACCGCTAAGCCTTCAGCGTCTTTTATACCCTCTGCTAGACCTGCCGAAATATCTTCACCGATTTTCATCATTTCTTTAGAAGGTGATTCAATACCGAAGAAGCTTCTAACACCGCTGTTTATTGCATTGAAGATTGAGCTTGCTATGTCTGACGCTATGCGTGACAAGTTGTTCATGATTCCGTCTTTGATTCCAACCAAGATTTGGAAACCAGCTTCAAGAAGCTTAGGTAGCTCCCCAATTAGCGCCCCGGTTATCTTTGGAATCAGTTCAATAATCGCCCCAAGTATTTCGGGCGTTGCTTCGACAAGCCCTTCAACAATTCCGAAGAACAAGTCAATCGCTGCTTCAACTATGTCGGGAAGCATCTCAATCATTTGAGCTGTGATCTCTGGAATCATCTCAATGATGGCCGTGAGAATCTTAGGAATGCTTTCAACTAATCCGGTAACGATACCGAAGAAGAGTTCCAGGGCTGCTTCAATTAGAGTCGGCAACATCAAAATTAATTGCTCTGTTATCTGTGGCATAGCCTCGACTATGGCTTCAAGAATCACCGGGATAGTCTCAACCAAAGCGTTGACAATTCCCATAAACAATTCAAGACCTGCCTCAATAATCCGAGGCAACATCTCCATCAGTGTTTCAATTATCTTCGGCAACATCTCTACAAGAGTGTCAATCAGTTGCGGAATGATTTCAATGAGCGCATCAACGATTGAGTTGAATACGGTCAGACCCGTCTCAAGTATCTGAGGAATGAACCCAAGCACGGTTTCAATAATTACCGGAAGAAGGTCAGCTAGTGACTGAACAAGCTCAGGAATTAGCGTGGCGATTCCCTCGGCAATCATAGGGAGAACTTCCGTAACCATTGCGATCAGCTCGGTGAATATCAACTGAGCGTTCTCAAGCATTTGAGGGATTAGTGTCTCGGTAATGAAGGTAACAAACTGAGGAATGAACTCAAGTAAACCTTCAATAATGCCGGGGAGTGCGTCAATTATTGCCATGCGTAACTGCATAGCGAAGGCACTAATCTTTTCAAAAGCACCTTCAAAACTAAATCCGTCAATAAACAGACTCATGAATTCTTCTATTACCCCAGAAACTCCACCGCTTGCAAAAGCCGTTTCAAGTGCCTTGTCAATCTGAGGCATGTTCTCAACAAAGAACGTCAGTTTCTCAGCAGCTACACCAACTCCGTCAGCTATGTTTCCAAAGAAGTCCACAAACTTAGGGCCGGCTGCATCAACGATTGGGTTGATCGCCTTGAGCATGTCCCGAAGTGGTTCATTGAACTGTTCACCAATTTCAATAGCGACAACGCCGACAGTATCTTTGAGCAAACCGAACTGAGCGTCAAGAGTATTTAGCTGATTCTTTGCTACCTCGTCAGCAGTTCCCCCGGCGTTTCTCAAGGCTTCTTCATACTCGGCTAGTGTTTCGCCGTTACCTGCTAGAGCTAATACACCTTCTCGGGTTTGTTTAGTAAAGCCAAGCGCTGAAAGTTCGGCAAGCTTTTGCTCTTCGCTCATTCCGTCAAAAGCTGTTGTAACGCTGTTGGCAATGTCTGCCATGTTCTTCATTGAACCGTCAGCTTCGAAGACTTCAATTCCTAAGTCTTTGAAAGCGCCTGCGTTCTTCTGAGCGTTATCAGTCAGACCGAATAACGTGTTTGTTAGAAGTGTTCCAGCTCGCTCACCCTTGATACCTTGATCCGCAAAGACAGCTAGAGCAGCCGAACCTTCTTCAATATCTTTACCAACAGTCTTCAAAGCGTTACCGGCTTTAGAAGTCATGGCTGCGGCTAGTTGCTCTACCGAGGTGTTAGCGAGTGTGTTAGCTGCTACGAATACGTCTGTGACTCGAGTCAGGTTCTCAAGGTTTTCCCCTGCATCGTCTGACGCTAGACCCAAAGCTGACTGAGCGTCTGTGGCTAAGTCGGTAGCTGTGGCCATGTCAAACATTCCAGCCTGTGCAAAAGCGGCAACCTGTGGCATAGCCTCAACTGAAGCGGCAGCGTCTAGACCTGCACTAGCTAGGAAGAAGTATGACTCTGCGGCTTGCTCTGCTGAAAAGCTTGTTGTCTTAGCAACATCTTTAGCGGCCTGTGCCATGTCATCCTGGAGAGTGTCAGACACGTCTCCCATAATTGAGATTGACTTGTTCAGAGCAGAATCAAACTTGGCAAACTCTTTGATTGAAGTGACTGCAATTCCTGCGATGGCTGCACCTGCGGCAGCTCCCACACCTGCGGCAATTCCACCGAACTTCTTTAGCGAACCGCCTGCCTTGTCAATAGCTGAAGTATCAGTCTTGAAAATGACTGGATAGTTAATAGCCATTACTTACTGACCTTCCTGTTGAACTTCTTTGCAAATCTGTTTATTACTTTGACTGCCTTTTTATTTATGCCTTTTCGCTGTCTCAAAAAGAATCCATAAGCAAATCGACCGCCTTTGAATTGGAAATTAGCTGAAGCCGAAAGATTCTTTATAAATTTCTTTCCTGCTTTTCGGTTCTTTGAATAACGGAGGTTTCTAGTTCCTGCCATTTCAGCTACATCAAAACCGACTGAGTCGCCCTTGCCGGTTAGCTTGATTGTGACGATTGGGTGAACGTCTTTTCCTTTTCTAATTCGGCTAGGTGTTACTGAGACAGATCCCTTCGCACCGTTCCAACGTGTTCTTCCCGTGTGTTCAAATCCCCTCAAAGGTGCAGGGCCATCAACAGAAGCCGCTAATTCTTTTGCGTCTGGTGTTAGTTCGCTTTTCAAGTCTTTACTAAGC